CTGGAACCGGCCCCGCTGGGCCAGGCTGAAGTCCAGTTCCTCCAGGGGTCATGTTGGGATTAGGAGGTGCTGTGCTTCCAGCAGATTCTCCAGCGTTCTTTTCATGGTCACGGATATGCTTCTCCAGGGCGTTGTAAACCTTGTTCGCTTCGTTATCCCCAAGCATAGCCATAGCGGACATCTGCTGCTGGAACATTCTGTGAATCTCCGCATGAGCCATATCATCGTCCTCCGGAGACACAGGAACAGCTTCCTTGGTGTGGAACATAACAATGTTTTCAAGCTCTGCTTTGTGCTTTGTTGTGTTCGAAAGCGAGGCAGGCAGCTTCTGTGCCTTTCCTGCGTTAAGTGACTCGACATACCACTCCAGAGGAAGCGGCTTTCCTGAAGCTTCAGCGGCGTTCCAGATGTCATTGACCTTCTGAAGCTCCGCAGCGGCAGAGCGCGGAAGCTGACCCTGACGAGGAACGTGAACCAAATATCTCTCTGGGATTTCGTTAGCGTCGAAGAGAAAAGAACGCAAAGCGCCGTCAGGCCCTGAAATTTCCATCTGCTTAGACTTGGGCCAGTGTCTCATGCATTCCATGGTGTCCCAGGAAAGCTCAACCATTCCCAGAGAAATCTCCTGAGCCACAGGGTCAAGCTTCAGAGAATCATTCTCTGTAAGCAGGGCCATAGCTGAATAGGCGGAAACCCCCTGAGGCGGCTGACCTAGGGTAATCGACCTCATACCTAGAGCGTTCTCGATGTTCTTGTCCTGAAGCTCAATATCCTGAAGCATCCACTGTCCCGGCTGAACTCCAGCCTGTACCTGAGGAAGCGGCGAACCAGGGCGTACTTCAATCACTTCCATAGGTTCTCCAGTTTTCGGCCGCGCCAATGACTGCTCTTCGATGAATACCTTTGGCATAGAGCGGTCGATAATCGTGTCAATCTGGGTCATTCGTTTATTTCGAATGATCTGCGGGCCGATACCTGCCTCGATGAAGGCTTTCCCAGGGAATCGTCCGGGAATTACCTGCCACCTGAAGAAGTGAACCCCATGACGGCAGCCCTTAGGATGATCGTCCAGAGGAAGCTTTTCGACAACATCAAGTAGATTTGTCTTGGTGAAAGTTACTGTCAGACCACGGCGGTATTGAGAGGTTGGGTTTTCGTAAGCCGTGTAAACCATCACTCGTCCATGCAGTTTTGACTTAGGTTCGTCTGAGTAACCAAGCCCAGAGGTAAGAGAAGCTGATGATTCGATTTCCTCTTCCTCAAGTCCTACAGCATTTTCGCCATAGCGCTGGCGGAGATTGTTGATGTCCACTGGGCGCTGAATCACAATCCAAGGGAAATCCTCAGGATATTCCATGCCTGCGGGCGTAAGGAACTGCTCCATAGAGAGAACCTCCCAGCAGACCTTTCCTTCTCGCAAGGTTCCGAAGGGCGCTCTTTCTCCCTGCGCTGCCTTTTCGTGGACATACTTGCGAGCTTCTTTGCCGTCTAGCAGAGGGCGACCGTCTCTGTAAGGGAAGTCTCCGACAATCTCTCCGTATTTGCGGTCATATCGCGCTCTAATGGCTGCTGTCCCGTCTACAACCAAAAGGCGAAGAAGCGCCGCTACCTTGCGGTCTCCTTCCCATTCGTTGTCCCAACCCCAGCGGAAAGCATCGTTTAGCTGCTGAGTGATTTGGGTTGTGTTCTCGTCTTCTCGGGCCGCGAGGAAGTTAGGTCGATAATCGTTCGCCTGCATACGTCCCACAGCCGTCTGGAGGTACTGCCCAAGACGGTCAGCCGTAACCATCTTTGTGTTAACCCCAGAGAGATTACGGCTTCGCACGTCAAGTACGCGTCCATCCCTAGGGTTGATGTCAAGATGCTGTTTTCCCGCAGCAAATTTTCGGTTCACGCGGATGATTGGGAGGAATTCGTCTCTGGCTTTCTCAGCAGCAGAGACCCTGGCTCTCCAAGGATTTAGGAATTCCTCTACTTCGTAGGTTTTATCCCCTACCTTGATCTTTTCTACTAGAGCCACACGCTTAGTTTACACAGTAAAAGGCAGAAATCCTTCCTCAACCTCTTCTTCTGTCTCAACTTCAGCCACAGGAGGGACAGGCTGCCAGTTCGGAGCGTAGTCCCTGTACCCCTTCATGTTCGCAATGCGGTCGATAAGCCTGGAGCGTTCTTCGTAGAACTGATTCCGCTCTCTTTCTCTGGCGCGAGTCTCGATTAACTGGTCGCGGCGCTGGAAAATAGCCACGATCTGAAAGAGAACATTAAGAATCGCCAGAATCAGCAGCGCTACCAGCAAGTGTCTTACCTCCCTTTAGGGAACGAAGCTTCTCCTTGGCTTTCTTCTCAGCATCTTCACCTTCGAAGGTGAACTTAACTTCGTCTGTCTCCCCGTCCCAGATTTCGAACCAAGGTGTCACTACCTCATTGTCCCTGCTCGGGGCGACAAGAGGATCAACCCTCACAGGCTCGTCTCCAATCTCTCGGACTAGATGGGTTACTCCCATTTCTCTCAGGTAATACCTAGACATTTTCTACCTCCCTCTTTGTTGTCTCAGAGAGCTTATCAATGAGAGAGTAATGTCTCTGATTCAAAGCTCCGATTTCGTCCTTCAGTTTCTCATTCTCTTCCCGCAACTCAATTGCCTCGCGGGTGATTTCCTCGGTCTGCTGGCGGGTAGCAGAGCCAACAAGCTGTGCAGCCTGCTCCAGGCAGTTCCCGCACATGACTACATCTACATCCCCTACAACCTCAATCCCGCCGCGAGTGATTCGGACTGAAGAGAAACAATCCACGAATCCACGGTCGTTCTGGGATGCCATGCAGGTAACACAAGTTCCCCATTCGGGAGACTTAACCCATCTGAAATCAGCCATTTAGAACTCCTTTGGATTAGTCCGTTGACCGGACGTTTGCATGAGATACTAGCGGAGAAGGTCTTTCTCCTACGTTCACTTCTGCTGGAGAGTCTTCATCAGCCTGCTGATTGTCACCCTCCTGGGATTCAACAGCAGCGTCCTTGGCTTCGTCTGCTCGCTTAGCTACTTCTTCAGCAGCCTTGTCCTTGTCCTCAACCGACTGAAGAACCGGATTGTCCTCTGCTCGGAGATTGACCCCAGTGAAAGGCCCTTCAGGAGTACGAGGATTAGCAAGCTCAGGATGTGGCGAGACTCCAAGCTCTGGAGCAATGTCAGGCTCCTGGTCTCGGGTTGGGTCAATGTAGACCCCCCTTTCTCCAGTTACCTTGTAGCGGTACAGGGCTTCGTTTTGCTCACGAATATAAGCCTCTGAAGCGTCTTCACCCTGCGGCTCAACCTTTACGACAGGTAGTGCTGCTCCCTCTACGGAAACTTCTTCCGTAGTTTCAGGATAAGCCTCAGCTACAGCCGACTTGGAATCCTTCTTCGCCATTACCGAAAGTTTAGATACCCGCTGTGTCCATCAGCCTTGCGGCTTCCTGGCGACCGCAGATAATCCCGATCTGGAAAGCACTCAACCCCATCAAAAGCAGAGAGAGGGGAAGGGGCATTGCCAAAAGAGCAAGGTTTCTCTCCATTACCTCTTCAATGGCCTCTCTGATTCCTTCTTTGTCTACGTCCATCAGTGAGGCTTCATTGGGCTTTGAGAAATCTTCGTCAACCCTCTCCAGAATCTCGCCTAGAGACACAGGGCCGTCCCTGTTAAGCAGAGGATTATCTGGATTTGCCTCCTGAACAGAGGCGTTAAGCATATTCAGCGCTTCCATGAACTCTTTGTATCCGATGGTCATTATTTGACTTCCTCCCAATTAGGCCAGTTTTGCCACTGGCGGTTTGTGTAGAGCCTACCGAACCTATCTGTAACCGCAATCTCTCTTGGGTAAACCCTTGCTGTAAGAAGATACCTCAAAGCAGCGGTCGCGTGTCCTGACCGGCTTTCCCAATAAGGGTCAATAGTGTCCCCTTCAACCGGGTCAATAGGGGCAAGCTGTGTCTGTTCGATGACATTCGTGCAGTTGGACGTAAAGAAAAGCCTCGGGCTACCTTCTCTCCCCGCCCAGGGGTGCCAGTCCGGGAAAGGAAGAGAGGGATCAGGGCGCAACAACTCAGAAATACGAACCCGGCCCGCCCTTCGATCATTGTTCGCAGGCACGAGGTTGATTCCGTTCTTAGCGAATTCATCGTGAATAGTCTCCCCTCTTCCGGCTACTCCGAAACCTGTTCGGTTTCTGATTGAAGGGTCACATAGAGCGATGGAAGGCTGTCCCCAAGAGAAGTTCCTTAGTGTGAGAATCTTGGAGCTATGCTCTGTTACCAGCCCCGGAGAGTAATACTCACCGTATACCAACGTATGTCCTTCTGGAGATAGACCCGCAGCAAGCCATGCCGTAGGATTCGAAACTCCAAAATCCATCGCTTCCCAACGCCGCCATTCTCGGGGAGCCTGAACAGGAGGGACGATGTGTAGCGTAGGATCAAATTCCGAAAACGCAGCGTCTTCGATTTCATCCCATGATCCGAGGACGAGACGATTTTGAGTTGCTGTCGGAAGCTTTTTAAGGGACTGAAGATAGCTCTCATGGTCTACAGCGGTGTTATCCCAAAGCTTAGCGGGAATGAAGATTCCCTGCTTATCAGGCCCTTCGTCCACGAATCTTTTCCTCACCCAGAGAGCGCCAGGGCCGATAGGGTTAGAAGCAGAGCGAACGCGAAGAGGGACATCTTCCATCCCTGCTTTCAGTCGCAGGCGGGAGAACATAAAGAGATAGGCGTCATTCGGCCCGCCCTCTCTCCCCGGCCCGAATTCTGTTACCTCGTCCCAGGCGATGTATTGGAACTCAGCAGACTGATAGCGGTATTTGTCTGAATCGTTCTGGATATACCCGAAGGTAAGGCTGCTGCCTTTAGGGAAGTGCCAGGTATGGGTTTCTCTGTTCCACTTAGCGTCTGTGTCCTGGAGCCAGGCTTTAGCTCTGTCCATAAGAGCACCAGGAAGAGATAGGTCTGTGTAGGACTTACGGACGATCAGCGCGGCGTAGCCGGGAACGTCCACATGCTGAAGCGCCCCCATAAGCAGGGCCTCTGACTTCCCTCCGTAAGCAGCGCCGCCGTAGAAAGCCTCCAGGCCGTCATAAAGCAGGAAAGCTGCTTGTTTGGCATTTGGCTTAGTGGGGATATAGGAGGAGAGTCGAAGCTTCAAATCAGGTAAACTCTACCAAAGGAGTGCTATGACTCACAAAGTCGATAAAGAGGTTCTGAAGACCTGGATTATCCCCCTGGGAAGGGCTGCTTGTATGGATGATCGCCCTTATACGCTGATTACCCCTTTCCGTCTGCCGCTGCATCTAAGGGATTACTTCCCTGCTAGGCAGAATTTCATCTTCAGGGAGGATGTAGAAGCTCCGATGATGGTGCTTACCTCTGAATACAACGCCTGGAAGGGTACGAATGAACGCTTCTGAAGCTATCAGACAAGCAAGAGAACGAGCAGAGGCCGGGAAGCGGATCGTGGAGAAGCGTTACTTCGTTTGCGACCGGCTGCATCAAGCGCCGTTTGACCGCGTGGAGATCATGGGACGGCTCCGGGCCATTGAGCGCGGCGGCTTCACGTCGCTGGAGCGCGAACTGCTGCTCAACTACGTGGAGCGGGCGGCGGATGTTCCTCGTCTCTGTGACGCTCTTGAACTAGCCACAAAAGCGCTCAGGGATGTGACGCGGGCCGAGTACAACGCGATGACAGAAACGGGATTCCAATTTGAACAGCGTGTTAATCGCATCGCTGCTGCTGCTTTGTCTGGGGTTGCTGGTGTGCTGGGAGAGGAAACGCCGTGAGGAAGGATGAACGGAACGCGCGGATTCACGACGAATATTTCGCCGGGGCGAGCAAGGGCGAGGCGATCCGTGTTCTCGCCGCGCGGGAGAACGTAACAGTAACGCGCATCAGGCAGATTGCCTGGGAGGAGAAGCGCCGCCGCGACAAGCAGGAGGAGGACTCAAAAACATGAACGAAGTCGGCCCGCACTTGTTCACACCGCTACAACGGTTTTTCAATCGCCACCGCTGTCGCGCCTGTTATATCCACGAGGCGGATCACCCGACGACGCGTTGGCATGCGGCGCGCCCTCTCGGTGACAAGCGTTTGCCGTTCCCACCCGAGGACGTAGCGCTGAACCATGTGGAGTTGGCTCCGTGAGTGACACGACGCTGTCCGAGCCGGAGTGTTCGTCCGTTGAGGGTTTCC